AGTAGCCGCTAATGATGAGCAAACACCTGAAGAAGGTATTGCTGAACTGCGGGAGCGGCTAGAGCAGGAGAAGAAAGCCCGTATTGAAGCAGAAAATCGTGCAAATCAGGCACAGCAATCTGCACACAAGGCTTCTCAGGACGTTCAAGATAGCAATTTGCAGCTAATCACAGGTGCAATTGATAAAATTAAACGTGAGACAGGCTATCACAAAGCTGAGTACCGCGATGCTTTGGCCTCTGGGGATTATGATAAGGCAGCAGACATTCAGGAAATGATGTCCCTGAATTCAGCAAAGCTCCTTCAGCTTGAGAACGGTCGGGTATCTTTAGAAAACAAACTTGCACAACCTCAAAAGGTTGCACCGCATTATTCCAACCCTGTTGAAGAGATTGCACAGACGCTTTCTCCAAGGTCTGCTGCTTGGGTTAGGGCGCATCCTGAGTGCATTACAAATCCGCGCCTGTATGAAAATATGGTTAAAGCACATAATAAAGCTCTAGATGACGGTTATATACCAGATTCAGAAGCATATTTTGACATGATTGAAACCCGGCTTGGGTTTAAAAATCGTAACTCTCAAGATGATGGTGAAGATGTGGTTCTTTCTGCCGCTTCAGCACCAGCACAGAAGAGATCAGCACCACCTGCCGCGCCTACTACCCGTACAGCATCAGGTACAGGCAACCGTACAACAACGGTCAGGCTCGACGCGAATCAGCGAGAGATGGCGTCGATGATGGGCATGACGCCTGAAGAATATGCCACAAACATGGTTGCGCTACGCAAAGAAGGCAAACTTAATTGAAGGAGATTGTTATGGAAGAAGAGACTGTAAAATTGCCAAAGTTGGCATCAGCATCATCAGTGAGGGGTGAAGTACGTGCGCCATTGCGGACTGAAAACTCGCGTGATTTGGCAAAGATACGTGCTGATGAAATTAGGAAGCATCGTGCCGGAACTGAAGTAGATGGCATGGATAGGTACTATATTGACCCAAATATCATCCCTGACGGGTGGTCTTATGAGTGGAAACGCAAATCTCTTCATGGGTTTGAAGACCCTGCATATCAGGTCAACCTTGCCAGTGGTGGTTGGATGGCTGTTCCGGTTGATAGAGACGCAAGACACCGCGCTTTAATGCCACAAGGAAACTACGCTACCATTGAGCGTGACGGCATGGTGTTAATGGAACGACCTTTGGAGTTGACAGAAGAAGCGCGTGATGTAGAATTGCGCCGAGCTAGAGGTCAAGTACGTGCTAAAGAGCAACAACTTGCATCTACGCCTGACGGAACGATGACTCGTGAGCATGAACGTGTGCGACCATCGATTAAAAAGGGTTACGAGCCAATGCCAGTCCCAAAGGACTGAGGCCGTAGTCCGACCCGCCCTCTGGGAGGCAGGTAAAATTTGTCGTGGTTGGCAGTGCTAGGCGCATAGCAACCTCTTCATCAAGGAACATCAATTATGGCAAACACTTCTGCGCCATTTGGATTCCGTCAGTATGGTGGAACAGGCTCTGCTCCTACGTATGAGCAAGTTCCAGCACTGATTGCATCCTCATACTCGACACCAATCTTTTTTGGCGATCCTGTATACCCGCTATCCACTGGCTATATCGCTGGCTCGTCTGAAACCCCCGGCACAGTTCAAATTGCTGGCGTGTTTGTTGGCGCACAGTATCTCTCGACCTCGCAAAAGCGCACAGTTTGGAGTAACTATTGGCCCGGTTCTGACGCAACTGGCGACGTTATAGCTTATATTATTAACGATCCAAATGCTCGTTTCTTGGCACAAGTTGGCGGTTCCACAACCACAGGACTTACAAATGCTGATATTTCAGCAAACGTACAGTTTTCATACGGTACTGGTAACACTGCAAACGGAATTTCAGGCGCATATGTTGTCTTTAATTCTGCCACAACGACCAATACACTTCCATTCCGGGTTGTAAACCTTGTCACAACACCTCCGGGTGCTGAAGGTACTGCTTCCGGTGCTTACAATCTTGTTGTTGTCGCGTTTAATAACGTGTCCACCAAGCAACTCTTATCAGTCGGCTAAGGAGTAAGGTATCATGGCTGTTAATCTCTCAGCAATTAAAGACCTTTTGCTCCCCGGTCTACGTGGAGTTGAAGGCAAGTACGAGATGATCCCATCTCAGTACGACAAGATGTTCACCAAGCATGAGTCAAAGATGGCTCTTGAGCGTACTGCTGAAATGCGGTTCCTCGGCTTGGCACAGTTGAAAACAGAAGGCGGTCAGACCGCTTTTGATAACAGTGCTGGTGAGCGGTATATCTACAATCAGGAGCATACTGAAATTGCTCTCGGTTATGCGATTACCCGCAAAGCCATTGATGATAACCTGTATAAGACACAGTTTATGCCGTCCAACCTCGGCCTGATTGAATCGTTTCAGCAGACCAAGGAAATCTACGGCGCAAACATTCTTAATACAGCTACGACGTATAATTCCTCAATTGGCGGCGATGGTGTTGCACTTTGCTCCACGGCGCATCCTATTGATGGAAGTACAGTTGCTAACACACCAAGCGTTCAGCTTGACCTCAATGAAGCATCGCTCCTTAACAGCATGATTGCTGTGCGGACAAACTTCAAAGATCAGGCTGGCCTGAAGGTGTTTGCCCGTGCGCGTAAGCTCATTGTCCCGCCACAGCTTGAACCAGTTGCTATCCGTCTTACAAAGACAGAACTGCGTCCGGGTACAGCAGACAATGACGTGAATGCTATTATGATGACTTCCGGCGGTCTGCCAGAAGGTTACATGGTTAATGACTTCTTGACCTCTGCGTATGCTTGGTTCTTGCTGACCAACATCGACGGTCTGTCGTACATGGAACGTGTGGCCTTTGAAACCGACATGCAGGTCGATTTTGTCACGGACAACCTTCTGGTCAAGGGCTATGAGCGTTACTCGTTTGGTTATTACAACTGGCGTTCAATCTTTGGCTCGTTCCCAACATCGTAATCCAAAGGAGAAGGTAACATGGCTATTTCAGCATTCTCCGGTCCCGTGATCTCATATGGTCAGAATACCATAGGGACTACAACGGATTACAATCCACAATTAGGCCCGTCGCTCTTCTGGGGCGGCGTTGGTCGCCTTGATCCTCGTCCTAATTTTGCTTACATCCCCGGTCAGAACTACGGTGCATTTACCGCTGGTTTTGCAACGTCGGATACACAGACCATCAGTGCTACTCCTTACGCTCTTGGTTCTGCTGCAATTGCGGCAGCGGCAGCACCTACGGCTAGCACAGCTATGACACTTGTCTCGGCAAACTCGACGACGACAGGTGTTTCAGTCAACGCATCGTGCATCAACTATAATACTGGTGCAACGGTGACTGGCCTTTTGCTTCTTGATGGTTTTGCATCCTTCACGGGTGTGGTAGCAAGCAGCATTTTGACCGTATCTTCCCTGACAGGGGTTATTACGATTGGGATGACTTTGACTGGTACTGGCGTTAATGCTGGTACTACTGTTGTAAATCAGCTTACTGGGCCTCCCGGTGGTGCTGGAACTTACACGGTACAAGGTGACGATACTGTTGGTTCCACGACTATAACGGGACAAGCCGCTGTAGGGCCAAATGCTTTTGCACAGCCTTTCAGCGATACCAATTCCGTTTATCTCTGGAACCCACAGGCTCTTGTTTCCCGTGCGGTTAGTATTGTTCCAGTTTCTGGTACATCAACGGCGGCAGTTATCTTTACTGTTTCTGGTTACGACATTTATGGCGTACCAATGAGTGAAGCAATTACTGTACCGATAAGCACGACGACGGCTACGACGACCAACGGCAAAAAAGCATTTAAGTATATTGCTTCTGTAACGCCTAATGTGACAAATGCAATTACTTATAGCGTTGGCACAACGGATATCTTTGGTCTTCCCATCCTCTCTAATTTCTTCAGCGATTTAGCCATCAACTACAATGCTGCTGGAATTACAGCGAGTACGGGATATGTTGCGGCAGTGACCACAAGTCCTGCAACGACAACCACAGGTGATGTACGTGGTACGTATGCTGTTCAGTCGGCGACGGATGCGTCAAAGCGACTTGCCATACGGCAATTTGTTCTTCCAGCCAATATGGGTTCCACTACGGGCCTGTTTGGCGTCACACAAGCATAATGAGGTTTATTATGAAAGGTCGTCATCGTAAGGCCGCTGGTGGCATGGTTGAGAAGGGCGTTGTTGCAAATGACGCCTCCCCAACTGATGTTTACTCAGGTTCCGGCTCTAATGTTGTTAAGGCTGCTAAACAGCGTAAAGCTGGCGGTAAGGTTTCTGGTTTTATGGCTAAGATGCGGTCTGACCGCGCTGCCCGTAAATCAGGCGGTCGCACAGGTTCAAACATGAACCCGCTGTCGTCTGCTCATGCAGGAACGGAACCTACGGGTCATAAAACAATGCCCAATTGCTAATCTTTGATTTTTATAAAATCATGGAGTAAGATAGGCGGGACTTAACAGTCCCGTC